GGTGAGTTTTTCCAGCGTGTAACCAACTTCCTTGTATCTGCTGTAGGCGATTTGAACTCTACTCTTGAGAAAGCATCTGATACAATCGACATTGAGACCGATATCGTACCGTTCATGATCGACAACGTAAAGGAGAGAGTAGAAACATCATCTGCTGCTGTTGCTGGTGGTGTCTGGTCTACTGAGCATGGTGTGGCATACTGCTCCGACTATGGAGAGCTTGCAGACGAGGTGGCACAGATTATGGATGAACAGAAAGACAAGGATAATCAGACACAGGGCAAAGGCTCTGAATAGGAATCTTCATATACATATTGTTTTAGGTTTTTAGTTATTGGTAATTAAAATTTGATGCGGCTGTCTGTGAAGATGGCCGTATTTTTATTTTACATCGGTGTTTTATCTCCCCTTTGGAGCGTTTAAAACTAACTTTTTGAAAATCAGTCAGTTAAATTTTTGCCATATTTTTGAAATATTTTGAAAGAATAGATGTATAATGTATGTGCATGGCGATCCTGGGCACAGAAAAAGCCGCTACCCATCAGTAACGGCTTCCAGTGTTGCACACTATGTTTTATTATTCAATGAAGCAAACGGGGGCAAAGGTACACAAGAATAGCCACAAAACACAATGAAACTGCATTAATCTGCGACTATGGTATTAAAGTCGCAAACGAAACACGCAAACCTTTGATACACGAGGGGAAATGCCTTAAATTTGCGATGTTTTTAATTAAAATCAATTTGTAATGAATATCTACGAGAAAATTTTGGCTGGTCTGCAAACTAAGTTTCAGGGTGCAGAAGCCGCCACTCTCCAGCGTATTGCAAGCAAGAAGTCGGAGGGTGTGACGGACGAGAGTAAAGTAGACGAGATTGTAGCCTCGGTGACTTTCTTGGACGTGATGAACAATTATGGTGATTTCCGTGCTAACGGTGCAAGTGTTACTGCGAAGAAAAACGCTATTGCGGAATATGAGCAGCAGCACAACCTAAAGGACGGTAAGCCCATTGAAGCGGGAGGCTCTGGAGGTCAGGGCGGTGCTGGTGGTGCTGGCGGTAACGGTGGCAGCGGCAGTGGCGATGGTGGCAACGGAGGCAATGGTGGTAACGGTGGCCAGGGCGGTCAGTCATTCGACATGAACCAGCTCGCACAGCTTATTTCTAAGGGTGTGGCCGACGGGATCAAGCCTATTGCTGACCGTCTTAATCAGATGGACGAAGCCACAGCCAAGGCACAGCGCGACGCACAGATCGACGAGGTGGCCAAGAGCTTTGGTATTCCAGCTTTTGCCTACAAAGGTAAGGAGATTGCAAAGGACGCAGATCTTAACCAGTATTTTACAGACCTTAAACAGGAAATGAAGAATGCTGGCTATCAGTTCGCTGCTGCTCCTGATTCTGGTGACGGTGGTACAAAGGACGAAATTGATGGACTTGTAGAAACTATCGACAACGGTACTAAGGCAATCGTAGACGATCAGAACAAGAAATAGTAAAATCAAATTATTATGTCAGCAGGAATTAAGTACAATATCGCCCCTCCCGTAGAGCGAGAGGTTTGCGATGAAAGCACCATCTATCGCCTGAATGACGGTGGTATGGACTTAGACAAGAGCAATCTCCCTGCAAAAGGCTGGTTGCCTGAGCTGTGTCCTGTGTTCCGTGATAAGCAGGAGCGCAAGGCACGTGTATGTCTGCGTGTGAAAGTTGTAGAGGCTGCATTGGCCGCTGCTACTACTTTCAAGGTACAGAAGAATCCTTTCCTGAGTTTCCTCAAGGAGGGCTTCTTACTCTCTGACGGTGAGAACGTGATCGTTGTCGCTTCCGTTGATACCTCTAATGAGGCTTACGATTTGGTAACAGTAGCTAACAAGGGTTACACCATCCCTGGCGAGCCTACTACTATTCCTCCTGCTGAGGAGGGTGGCGAGCCTACTGTAGTACCTGGTGAGGATGTTGTAGTTCCCGCAGGTCTGCCCGCAGTACTCGAAAAGGGTCAGGTGCTCTTTGAGGCTAAGGCCGATGACGATGCGGATCCTAAGTATGTTGCCAACTTCGCCTCTTTCGGCTGGCGCAACATCGAGAATGAGGATAGCATCACTTTCGTAGGCCGCGTGTTCGGTATTCTGGAGGACGAGCTTTATATCCCGTTCACCGATGCAGACAAGGCAGCTCTCGGAGATCGCTTCATGTTCATTTAATCAATAGGAGGAAAGAATATGTTACTATCAATCGCATTATTGCTTAACAACCCAAAGATCATGAAGGCCGTTATTGACCGCACTGTCGTGTCAATGCTGGATATGGATAAGGTTTTCTGGAAAGATTATCTTATTTATGACAAGGCAAACCCTGACGGTACTTTCAAGACCTACCTGGGAACACAGATCGGCGTAATCGCTGGTACTGTTATTGATCGATATGCAAACAAGCCTCTCCGTAAGCGCCACGCACTCGCAAGCGGCACTGGTGAGGTTGCATGTCTTGGTGATGCCTATCAGATGGATAACACTCGCATCGAGCGCCTTGAGATCCTCGTTGCTGAGTATAACGAGCAGCGTTCAGACGAGGCTCGTGCCATCAAGCTGAACGAGATTATCAACTTCCTCGTTGATGATGTTCGCCAGGCTATGCTCGCACCAATGAAGCGCTTCGACCTCATGATGGGTGCTCTCCGCTTCACTGGTAAGTGCAAGGTGGATGGTAAGGAGAATAAGAAAGGTGTGTCTATCGTTGACATCACCCTGCCTATCAAGACCATCAAGGCAACAGTAGCCGATAAGGACAATATCCTTAGCTGGCTGATCACTGAGTTCGTAGACAAACTCCGTCCAAGTGGATATGCTCTGAACACCATCGAGCTGAACCGCACTACCTTTAACAAGGTTATTGCTGCTTCTGAGGAGTTCAAGAGCAAGTACGTCCTCAAGTTCGGTAGCCAGGAGTATCACTATGGCGATTTCGTTACCGTAGACATGGCTAACAACCTGCTCGGTGCAATCGACTGTCCTCTCCGCTTCAAGATCAAGGAGGAATGGGTACAGATTTCAGAGAACGAGATGCAGAATGCAGTACCCGACTACCGCGCTTCTCTGCTTCCTACTCTGGATCCCCGTAAGCTTCTGGGTTACATGAAGTGGAAAACTCCACTGGAAATGACAGACCCAATCGACGGACGTACATACGTTCCCATCGAGGATGGTCGCGGTTTCATTTCGTCTTACCGCAACTCAGAGGGTCGCTTCCTTGAGTATGGCTTCGAGGCTATTCCTGACATCGAGATCCCGAACAAGATGGCTATTGCCGACTTCTCGGCTCTCAGATAATCTTAACTGAACAGTCTCAGATGGCAACAGTAAAAGACCATATCCAGCAGCTCTTCAGCGGGTTTAATCTCCCGCTGAATGATGCTGCTTTGGCAGAAATCACATCACAGGGCATTGATATCGATCTCACGGCTGACTACACAAAGGCCATTCATGGTAAGCTGATGAAAGCCGTGTTGCTCTTTGCCCCGATACTGATGCTCTCTCCTGCTTCGTACTCTGTCAGCGAGAACGGCCACTCGAAATCTGTAGGTTTCAATACTGACGGTTTCCTCAAGTGGTACGCTATGATGTGTAAGAGATACGGCATAAAGGATGAGCTGAACACCGAAAAACCCCGCATAAAGTTCCTGTAATGTTAGACGAGGCTCCACATATCCTGCAAAAGTGCATCAAGGCTGAACCTATTCTTGATCGTGCTGGCCGACAAATCGGTGAGACCGAAGAAAGATGGGAAGATGTCGCTGAATGCTTCTGCCATGACAATTCGCAGACGAAGCAGGTGGCCGTTAATGGTGAGTTGTTGACGTACCAGTATCATGTTGTCTATGAGGGTGCAAAGCTCCCGCTTGACACAAAGGTACGAGCCATCGAAAAAGGATCTGAAACGATTGTAGGCGAGGGAAAGGTGAAAAAGAATGCTGAATGCTATTCTAAGGATTTCCAAGGCAGATGTGATATATGGTTGTAGATTATGATTTCTCAGACGTAGATGATTTCTTCCGTGACGGGAAGCAAGAGGTACACCGAAAAGTTGAAGAGATTGGCCAGGAATCAGAGCAGTATGCAAAGGATCATGGCAACTATCAGGACAGGACGGGAAACCTCCGCAGTCGAAACGGACACAACGTAGACGAAAATGAGAATCTTGAGCTTACCAACAGTGCCGAATACGCCTCCTATGTGGAGAATAAAGGGTACGATGTACTGAGCGGTGCAGCCCTGTATGCACAGAAGAGACTGAAAGAAACGTTTGAACAATGATAACGAAAGCCGACATAGAGAACATCATCCTTGAAGTTTGTGAGCCTCTTGGCATTACAAACGTGAGCACGGAGCCGCCTATCCTTGATGATAAGCCTGGCGACGGACTTAAAAAAGAGATGCTTGAGATCTTTGTTAAGAAAGAGAGCGACGGTAAGCGTTGGCTCCCTCGTTTTGTAGATGTGAATATCTGTATTCCAGACTACAAGAGCGGCTTGCAGAATGCTGGCAGGCTCTCGGACGTTGAGCGCATCGCTTTGGGGTTATTCCCCAAGACGTACACCTCTGCTATTTATAACGGCACTCGTTATCGGTTCAAGCGGGACTCTATCGGCATAGAGCAGGATAAGCCCATCAAGTGCCACTACGTGAATGTGAGAATTTTATTTGAAACTATAAATGTGATTTAATTATGGCAAAAGTTATTCTGTCGGCTATCGACATCAAGAAGCTGTTTTATTGCGATTGCTCGGAGGTTTCGGCTGATCTGACTGAGTTCGGCCTTAAAACTCTGCTTGCTAAGAGCACTGTTAAGGAGGTTACAAATGTTCATCAGGACACTTGGAGCATCGAGGAGAGTGAGGCATCACAGGACAGCTACCGCAACCAGCTGAACGGTCAGGTCTACCGTCGTGGTAAGAAGCAGATGGGTGATCTCGTCTTTAACTTCACCATTGGCCAGTACGACTATGCTACTAAGGCTGTGTTCCTCGGAGGTACAGCCACCGATACATCATGGAAGCGCTCGTCTGAGCCTACGGACATTCATCTCTGCCTCATCGCTCTTACAGACGATGATCAGTATGCAGTACTCCCCTACGCTGAGATCGCAGGTCGTGAGGCTACTACTGACGGTGCTGTAGGTCTGCCTGTTGCAGGTACGATGATTGCTCCTAAGAACAGTGCTATCGCTTCTGAGTACTGGTTCGATAAGGCTGCTGTGGATTCATCTAAGGCTCCTACAGCTGGTTAGTAATCAGGACATTGCGAATGTTTAACCGAGGGCGGCGCGGACTAATCCGCCTGCCCTCCTTTTTATTTTAGGTAGATGAACAAAGCCGCAAAGTTAGTCAGCAGTGCCCTCATAGGTGCTGATTTCGAGGTTATAGATGTGAACGGCAAGGCCTACATACTAAAGCCTCCCACTATTGACAAGATCGCAGGAGCCGTTTCGCGTCTCAGTAAGTTGTCATTGCCTGACAGCGCAACATTGAAAGACATGTTTTGCAACCAGGAGGATGCCAACGAGTATGCAGCTGCTCTTTCATATCTCATAAATGGAAACTACGACCTTACAGATGAACTCTCCAAGGGAACCTTTGACGAAATAGTTAACGGCCTGGATATCGGTTTCGGCCTGATATCGGCTAAGTCTTTTTCGATTGCTGCCAGCTTGACGAAGAGCGCAAGCCTGCTGGTAGCAAGTCCCCTCAGATGGTAGGAGGTAAGACCCTTGCAGGTCAAATCGTGTCATTCATGGATAGCTTGCATCTATCGTATGACGAAGTAGTTTACAAGATCCCGTACCGAGTGCTACAGTTGATGATGCGTGACAAACCGCACGAGGCAGTCGGCACGGTGGTTAGGAAAACAAGCGGCAGGGATATGGCCGCACGTAGGAAAGGAAACAGATAAAACTTTAGATATATGCCAACATTAGCATTCAAGGTGCAGGCAGACTACGAGAAAGTCTTGAGACTGCGCGAGGAGATACACAAGCTCAAAGAGGAAATGCGGGGTATTGATGCCATCAATAAACCCCAGCAGTTTGCTATTCTTAATCAGAACCTACACAAGTGTACTCAGGAGTTTAACCAACTTACCACTGAGGCGGTGCAAGCTGGTGCTAAGATTGAGAGCGGCTTTAAGAAGAAAATCTATGATGCACAGCAGGGAGTTAATGCCCTGTCTGAGCAGATGATCCAGCAGCGTAAGATTATTGCTGATACAAAGAATGACCTCGACGGGCTGAATGCACAGTATCAGAAGCTAAGGAAGAATGGCCAGAAGATTGCCGCTGATGCTATGCTTCCGCAGCTTAACAGCGTGAAAAAGGCTCTTGGTGAGCAGAAGTATGCTCTCTTTGAACTGACACAGGAGAAAGCAAAGGCACAGCTTGGAGTGAAGAAACTCCGTGAGGAATATGCCCTCTTTGCGAAAGAGTCTGGTGCAAGTACTTCTATCATCGCTAAGATGAAGAGTGAGATCATGGGGCTTGGCGCTGGTATGCTTGCAGGCTTTGGATTGAAAGAGCTTGGTGCTGAGATTATCCGTGTACGTGGTCAGTTCCAGCAGGCAGACACAGCTATTCAGACCTTGTTAGGATCGAAAGAGCGTGCAGATGATTTGCTGGCAAAGGTACGTGAATATGCTAAGATAAGCCCTCTTGAGTTCGGAGATATCACAAAGGCCACTCAGATGATGTTGGGATTCAACATCGAGGCTGAGAAAGTGCCAGGCTTCATCAAGGCCATCGGTGACGTGTCTATGGGTGAGGCTGGTCGCTTCAACTCCCTTACACTTGCATTCTCTCAGATGTCGGCCACTGGTAAGCTGATGGGTCAGGATCTCTTGCAGATGATTAACGCAGGATTCAACCCGCTTACTGTCATGGCTGAAAAAACTGGTAAGTCTGTTGCACAGCTCAAGGAGGAAATGTCTAAGGGCGCTATCACAGCAGAAATGGTTCAGCAGGCATTCATCGATGCTACCTCCGCAGGTGGCAAGTTCTATAATATGTCGGAGAATGCTGCTAAGACCATCAACGGCCAACTGTCTATGATGCATGATGCCCTGGATGCAGCCATGAATAATATCGGTAAGGCTTCCGAGGGCTTGATAGTAGAGTCTATTTCTGGTGTAACGAAGCTGATCGAGAATTACGAGACTATGGGACGTGTTCTGCTTGGACTGGCTACGACCTACGGAACTTACCGCACGGCCATTGCCCTTGTCACCTATGCACAGAACGGCCACACGCTTACTATGACTATAGCACGCGCACAGATCTTGCTCACACAAAAGGCTCAGGCTCTACTAAATGCCACCATGCTTGCAAATCCTTATGTGCTGGCTGCTGTTGCCCTTGGTGGACTGGTAGGCACTCTGATAGCTACATCCGACGGGTTGAATGCCTCAGAGCGTGCTCAGAAAGATTTCAATGCCGCTATAGCAGAAGCTACAGAGAAGCAGCAGGAATATAATGCAGAAACGGAGAAAGCGATATCTGTAGCCAATAACGATTCAGCTGCTACAAAGGACAGACGCGATGCCTTGAACCTCCTTATACAGAGATATCCTGAGATCATTCAGAAGTATATCGACGAAGAGGGTCATTTGAAGAATATCCTCCAGCTGAAACGTGAGATTGCCGCTATCGATGGCCAGCGTACTTTCTCAGAGCTGAAAAACACGGCACAGCGATATAAGGATGCAGCAGAAGCCGCCCGACTGTTGATTAATGGTAAGAAGCTTACTGATGAACAGAAAAAGCTCCTTGCTGAGGTAAAGCAGGAATATTTCGACAAGAATAACTGGCAGGCTAAGGCCATATACAATGATAAGGATCTGCTGAATTATTCAGAGCAGATGTCGAAAGATTACTCTAAGCAGGTACAGCGTACAGAGGTAAATAATAATATCCAGAAGTACCAGGAAACAATTACCAAGTTCAGCAAGGATCAGCTTACGAAGTTGCAGGCTATCTTGCAGAAAGCGAAGCAGAAAGGTGGAAATGTAACACTGAAAAATGTTAGTGGTCTCAGTGGCCTCGTGCTTAATCAGGCAGATATCGCAGGCCTTGATATTTATGTGGGAGGTCTGCTAAAGTCTAAAGATGAAAAAATCACCAAGAAAACCCTTTCTGATCGTAAGAAGAAACTACAGGCTGAACTGGATGCACTCTCATACGAGGAGGCAGCAGGAAAGAAAGGTGCAGACCTAAAGAAGAAAATCGAGGCCGTAGATAAGAAGCTCAATGCCTACTCTACTAAGAACACATCGAAAAGTGGAACCAGTGTAGAGGAGCGTACTGAGAGTATAACCCGACAGCAGAAGATTGCACAGGTGCGTGCAGCAAAGGATCTCGAATTTTCTACACGTGAGGCTGAAATCAAGGCTATGCAGGATGGCATGGCGAAGCGCCTGGCTCAGATAGAGCTTAACAAGGATAAGGAAATGGAGGCTATCAGTCGCTCTTACGAGGATCTGAGGATTAACCGCATCAATGAGGCTAAGAAGCTCTGGGATGCAGACCCGAAGAATAAGGGTAAGAACTTCTATGATAGCGATACCTATAAATATGCTGCTGCCGAGGAAAGATATACCTCCGAGCAGAAAGGCAATAAGTCAGAGCGCGAGAAAGCTGTGCAGGCTGAGTATATCGATAGCCTTACCAAGCTTACAAACGAGTATCAGTTGGCCATCGACCAGCGAGCCGAGAAATATAAGAAGTACAGCGATGATATAGCTGCTATGACAGACCTCCGCAATAAAGCAGAGGAAAAAGGTAATACAGAGGCCGTGCGTGGCCTTGAGGATCGTATCAAGCTGGCTAAGATGCTCCGTGATATCTCCCTTATTGACGAGAGCATGGAGAATTACAATCAGCTTTATGGAACATGGTCGCAGAAGCTTGAGGCCACAAACTCTAAGTACAAGCGTAAGATATCTGAGGCAAATGCCAGGGGTGATACAGGCCTCGCTATGTCCCTGCAAAAGGAGTGGGAGGATGCCATTGCTAACCTCGATATAGAGAAGCTGAAAGAGAAGATAAATTGGGAGGTGGTGTTTGGCAACCTTACCAATGTATCTACTAAGAAGCTGAAAGAGGTCAAAAAGCAGATGGATGCTTTCATTTCTTCCGCTAAGTTCAAGAAGATGTCGCCCAATAACCAAAAGGCGATTATAGAGGCGTTCACTCAGATTAAGGCAGAATTGAATGAGCGTGGCGGTATTTTCCAGGGCTTGATAGAGGCAACCAAGGAGTATCACACTGCACTCGATGAATTACGCGCAGCAACAGAAGAATATGATGAAGCCGTTAAGCAGTTCGGTGAGGACTCAAAGGAGGCACAGGAAAAGCTTAAAAAGAAGAATGCGGCTGAGAAAAAGGCCGAAAGCTCTGGTGGTAATGTAAAAGACAGTCTCGATAAGACCATTGATAAGGTTCGCGCTATCAGCAATATGGCACAGGCCATGAGTACAGCAGGCGATGATGCCGTAGGCGCTTTGGGAAGTGTCTTTGATACCCTTGCCATGCTGTTAGGCGATAAGGGAGGTTGGGCTTCCATCGTTGCAGGTATTCTTGAAATCCTTGATATGATCGGTGAGAGAGGCTTGGCTGGATTCCTCGGTGATGTACTTGGCGGTGTTGCTCATGCCATTGGCGGTATTGTAGAGACCATCGGTAACATCTTTGGTGCAAGTGGCTGGGGTGATATCTTCATGGGTGCAGATACGAGAGCCTACGATGATATGGTAGCTAAGTACGAGTCTCTTATTACCGTATGGGACACCTTGCTCGATAAGAAAAAGGAATATATCAACATGTCTTATGGCGCTGAGGCAGTAAACGCAAGTAAAGAGGCAGAGTTGATCGTTAAGAGAGAGATAGCTGCCTGGCGTGAACTTGGTAAAGAGAGACTGAATGCTGGTGCTTCTTGGGGTTCGCACTCCTATGGTGTCCGTAGCCGTAATAACATGACTGATGAAGAATGGAAAGCTGTTGCAAGATCGCTTGGCCGTTCTACAAATGATTGGGCTGGACTTGGTGGCCGACTTGAGGGCTTGTTTGACTTGACTGTAGAGCAGCTTGAAAAACTCCGTCAGGATGTGCCGACGTTCTGGTCTAAACTCGACTCTGATGTACAGGATTATCTGAACAAGATTATTGATGGTTATGGAAAGATAGAAGATCTACAGAAAAGCTTGATGGAGCAAATGACCTCTACAACATTCGATGCCTTAAAGAACAATTTCTCTGAGGCTCTGTATGATATGGAGGGCACAGCTGAGGAACGTGGTAAGAAGATCAAGGATGCTCTTTTCAAGTCTATTGTAGATAACTTCATACTTGGTAAGGATTTCGATAACTGGCTTGAGAGCTTCTATAAGAAATGGGCTGAGAAGATAGGCGGTGGCTCTATGAGCGCCTACGACTGGAACCAGTACGCTAAGGAGTACAACGAAATGCTGGAGCAGAAGATTGCAGAGCGTGACAAGTGGGCTGCTTCTATGGGCTATACTGGCAGTGGCAGTGGTAGTGGCTCCGATCAGACAGCAACGGCTTCGATGGCTGAAAAGGCAACTTATGACCAGTTCGATACTTACCTCGGTATTGCTACTGCACAGCAGATTGCCTTGGAGCAGATTAAGGACTCTATTAGCGGTATGACTGGCGAGGGATTGACCCTTACGAATATGAACCTTGAGCAGATCCTTTCTATCTCTTCCGCTCACAGGGATATAGCAGACGAGAGCCGTGATATATTGGCTAAGTCATATCTTGAGCTACAGGAGGCTAACGAACACCTGGGAAAGATCGAGAAGAGTGTAAAGACTATCAATGAGAATGTGAGTGAGACAAGAAAAATAATTAACGACAGACTATAGGATTATGGTAGACTTATTGATTAACGGCAAAGATGCCTTTACTGAGTGGGGTGTAAGGATGGGTGATGGCTTCCTTGATGCTCTTTGGGAGCTTGCACCGATGAAAGAGTATATCACCAACAGCAGCACGCTTGAGGATGGCGTACAGTATGAAAAGACCGCTCCGAAAGTCAACGAGCGCAATGTGTCGCTGGTATTCACTATCGAGGGTGATAGCAAATCGGATTTCGTCACCAAGAAAAAAGCCTTTCAGGGTGTGCTCTATGGTGGTGATGTGTCTATCAGTGTTCCCTCAGACAGTGATAATGTGTACCACTTGAAATATAAGAGTGGTATTTCATACGCTCAGAATATTGGTCGTACATTCTGTAAGTTCTCGGCAAAGTTCACTGAGCCAGTACCTACTGACGCGGGACGTGTCGAAGAGCCAGAAGATGATAGCATTGTTATCTCCGATGAATAGTACGATATATCCTGATATGTGCTATTTTGCGACTTCCGTATTATAGTCGCAAACGAAAGAGGGCAGACTTTCAAGGTCTGCTCTTTTTTTCTGAAATTTGCACGAGAAAACGTATTTACGATGAACATCTACGGTATCAACGGGCAACCGATAATCTCGAACATAAAACTGAATGCTAACTGTAAGCATGAGGAGGAGATGATGAAGTCTAACTTTGTCAAGCTCTCTTTTCGTCATAGCATCAGGAAAGATTTGCCTATAGGTGCATACGTTGAAGTAGATGGCGTGAAGTATATCCTGTTGGATCCATACTCACCGAAACAAGAGACAGAGAATAAATTCCTTTATGAGCCAGAGTTTCAGCATCCTATCATGTGGCTTGGTAAGATACCATTCATTCACAAGCAGGGTGATACGACTACATGGGAAACGACTATCAAGAAATTCAGCTGGACTTATACGGGAGCACCTGCAACCCTCGCTAATGAAATGGCCAGGTACATCAACTGGCTTTCTTCCGTCTATCCTGCCTTTGCCGCTGCTATAGGTGAGGGATGGACTGCACGAACAAGTGACAACCTTTCACCATCAGAGACATTCACATTCGACAGTGTGGATATTCTTTCCGCTGCTGCTGAAATGGCTAACGTATGCGAATGTGAGTATCACTTCGATTATGAAAAGAAAGTGTTCCACTTCGGAGATATCGCTTATCTGCGTGAGGGATCAGAGCGACCAGTATTGAAGAGCGGTGATAACGTGGGCGTTGCTTCTGTGTCTCAGTCTAAGGAGGCATTCTATAACTGCTTCATCGTAAAGGGCGGTACTCGAAACATATCACAGCAAGCCCCCAGCGGTGACAATGTACAGGTAACGGAACGTCTTTCACTTGACGAGACAAAATACCCTGATAGTGTTATTGATATCAGAGGCGGTGAGGATGAACCCAAACTGTTCAAAGAGCTGCTGTTTGATGATATCTATCCAAAGATGGAGTTGTATCTGTACAACCCCCGTGAGCGTAAGTGCTATCTGCTGGATGATAACGGTGAGAAAGTTGTAGACGAAACCGATCCTACAGGCTATAAGACATATTCCAAATGGTATATCCGTTTGGCATACCAGAAAGATGATGTGTGGCATGACTACCTGATAGACCCTGAAAAGGATCTTATCAAGGATAAGCCGCTCTCCCTTGCTTTCCAGCCGAATTATAACAGCACTACCTATACATCGCCTCTCATAGGCCGTGAATTTGAGCTTGTTTATTTCGATAAGCAGACAGTAGAAAAGGAAGATGATGATGTAAACCAAGATGGCTTCACTGCACAGCCTGGCGATTATCGTATTATCTTCCTTGAGGGTGATATCATTATACCGTCTACGAGCAGACAAGGCCTATACCCTAAAGGTGATGTGGTTCCGAGTACTGAGAACAATATCGTTACTTTGTTCAACATTGTAGTTGACGATGTATATAAGGATATCGCAAGAGAAGAGCTTGAGGCTGCTGGCTTGAGATCCATCGAAAGACTCCAGTCAGACCTCAACACCTATACTTTGAACACCAACCCAGTAAAGTACGAGGATATTCTGCCTACGTTCCACTTAGGCGAAGCTGTCACCTATGATGATGGCCAGGATCTTAACGGTGGTACATCTTACCGCCTTAACACCCATATCCGTAAGCTGGTGACACGTCTCGACCATCCCGAATGTGTTGAGATTTCCATTGGTAACGAGCAAATAAAGGGTTCTGTTACCTCACTTCGTGAAAAGGTTGATGAATTGTCTGGCGGCTTGATCGGTGGCCTTACAGAGGCTCAGTTTGACGAGCTGCTGATGATATACGGCTCACAGCATTTCTTATCCAAGGAGTTTAACGATGTGGCCAATGGCGTTATTACATTCCTGAAAGGTGCTCGCTATGGTGTGTACAAAAAGGGTGAGAAAGGCGCAAGCATAAACGGATTTGGTGATGCTGAGTTTCGTAAGCTTGTAGTACGTCTGAGTGCTATTGTGCGCGATCTTACTACAGGTCATTTCGAGGAGGGCTTGACTGATTCTGGAGCCTATATCGACGAGAAAGGTAATGCTGAGTTCGAGAAGATCGTTACACGTGCCCTTGCTACCTTGCAGGCCTTATTCGTTAAAGGTGATTCCGCTTTCAATGGTAATCTTTCGAGTACCGATTTCGTTAGCGGTTTTCCTGGCGGTTATGGTTGGGCGCTACAGAAAAAGGAGTATATCAATGCTGCTGGTCAGGTAGAATACAAATACGTTCTTGAGTGTGACAGTGCGAATATTCGTGGCTCTCTCCGTGTTTATGAAATGATTATTTCTCAGTTGCTCGGTGAGAATGACAACCGTATTTTCACTGCCATGCTTGAGGTACACCATTACGATCCTGCAACGGGTAAGGTGTGGCTTAAAACTGGCGGTGGCAAGATGTACAACCCATTCCGTAAGGGTGACTGCATAATGGTGCAGCAATACCAGCCAGGCGGTAGTGTTCAGCAGGGCGGTGATGGCTATCTCGTAAAGGATTATGAGCTTCGTATCACTGATGTTGGCTCTGGTGGAGCCGTTGATGAAGATGGCAACCGTCTTGATTGGGTGACATTCTCAGGCTTTGCTTCTCAAATGACAGGTGCAACTCCTGAGACACTGATTAAGGAAGATGATACGTTCTGCCGTGTTGATAACCTTACTGATCCTGAGCGTAAGGGTATTATCCAGATGGTGACAGTCGGAACAAATGCCCCATATATGGATATCTTCTACGGTATGAAAACCAATCCTGACGAGGCACATAAAGGACGTATCGGTAACTTGCAGGGAATACAGCACCACCTTTTCGGCTGGCTGCAAGATTTCGGTGAGTACCTTATCAATGCCTACATCGTTGGTGATGTGCGTCTGAAACGAACAGGAGAAAGCCTTGATACTGCTGTAGAGATCGTTAAGGGTCTGCTGGCTACCAGTATGGCCGAGACAATATATGAGATTACGGATGATAACAACTACCTCCGTAATGCCTCGTTTATAGAACTGACAAATACAGGTGCTTTCCGCGACTGGACTGT